GGGGATGTGTCGCGGCACTGGAGCGCGATCGATACAGCGCATGGCAGTGCGACGCGACGCTAAGCGCGTTTCAATACCAGTACGACGGATAAATGGCTTCGATAGCGCACGCGGTCACTGAGCAAGGCACCCGCCAGACCGTCACGGGTGTTACCTACACCGCCGTTGCGTCGATCACGTCCGGCAACTTCGTGGCGGATGGGGTGTACCTGATCCGGGTCACGGCGCGTCTTGACAACGCCGACACGACCAATCTATTGAAGGCGCGGCTGGTCCACGGTTCCACTGAGTTCGCAGGCACGGAGTACATCAAGGACGTGTTGACTGCGGGAGCCGCATTCCCCATAGAGTACATCACGCATGTTGTTTGGACGGCGGTGTCAGGCGAGGCTGTCGCTTTACAAATAGCTTCAGGCACGGCTGCGATCGTTGTTGGTGCCGACCAGATTTCGCTGGTCGCCATGCGCCTGGACGTAGATTTGGTGGAGAACACGGACTGGTTTCAGGCTACTGATGCCGGACCGGATACTCTCGATACGACTGGCGTAGCCGGCGCATCGCTTTCGTTCACGCCCCCGGCTAATACGGATTGGCTGGTGCTGACCTCGGCGCGTCACACCGTTGGAAGCACCTCGCGGTCCTACGGTAGCCGCATTGTGTCTACGGGGACGTTTAACGAATCCTCTCCGTCGGCGTTTAGAGAGGGCGAGAATACCGGTGAGCGCCTGCTCATGGCGCACGCTCGTGTGTTCACCGGGTTAGCAGCAAGCACGCAGACCTTCAAAGAGGAAGGTTTCAATACGCAATCGAGCGGGGATACCCGCGACAACTCGCGTATCTTTGCGTTGAACCTGAATAAGTTTAAGGAGCACAGTTCAGCCTGGACGGAAGCAGCAGAAGTGCTCGGTACGACGAATTGGGCTGACGCATACCAAGTTGGCGTCTCGCTGACGCCATCGGTGGAGGGAGATAGCTGGATTATCGCGCAAGCGGTTTTTGACTGCGGTAATGCTCTGCGTGAAGTCAGCTATCGCTTGCAGGTAGATAACGCAGACTCGTTTGGTGCGTGGTTGAACACGGACCAGACAGAATCCAGCAACGATGCGACAGACGAAACGCCCTTCGGGACGCAGAGCGTTGAGAGCCTGACGGTAGCGGCGCACACCTTTGATTTCGAGGGGGACACCAACAGCACGACTGGTGCACCCGAGGTTGAAGATCGGATGCTCTGCGCGTTCACGTTCGAGCTGGCGGTGGCTGCCGGCGCGATCGCGGGAACATCGACATCGACGTTCTCGCCAACCGGGACAATGACCGGCGCGGGCGCGCTCGCCGGCTCCTGCGCTGTGACCTTCACGCCGTCGGCAGTGATTACCGGTGCAGGGGCAATTGCCGGTAGCTCGACGCTGAGTTTCGCGCCTGTTGCTGATCTAACCGGCACGTCCGATATAGCCGGCACCTCGACCATCAGCTTCACAGATACCGGCACCATGGTAGGCGCTGGCGCCCTGGCTGGCTCTGGGCTGGTTACGTTCACGAACACGGCGGCGCTCGCCGGCGCCGGGGCCTTGGCAGGCAGTGGGACGGTTACGTTCACCCCAACGGGTGCGCTGGCCGGATCCGGGGCGCTCGCCGGATCGGCAGTCGCTGCCTTCAGCCCGAGCGCCGTCATGGCGGCAGACGGCGCCTTGGCCGGGACCTCTCTCGTTGAGTTCACCGGCACCGGTACGCTCTCGGCGACCGGTTCGGAAGCGTTGGCCGGAAGTTCGGTGATTACATTCACCCCGACCGCCACCGCGGCGGGGGCAGGGATACTGGCCGGGACCGCCACGGTCGATTTCACGGATACCGCAGCGCTGAGCGGGGCGGGAGCCATTGCCGGCAGCCTGACCCTCACGTTCGCTCCTGTAGCGGCCCTGGGTGGGGATGGCATTCTGGCCGGAACATCGACGTTACTGTTCACCGATAGCGCGAGCCTCGCTGGCTCTGGCGCGATGGTTGGTTCGTCTGACCTTGCTTTCACCGACAACGCCGCATTACTTGCCGACGGGCTCTTGGCGGGAGCATCTACGGTCTCATTTGCCAATACCGGGACGGCAACGGGCACGGGGGCGTTGTCGGGCATCTCCGCGCTCGCCTTCGCCGAGAGCGCGACGCTAGCCGGAGCCGGAGCCCTGGCCGGTTCGGGCACGCTTGTATTTACCGGGTCCGGGACCGCGCTAGGTGCCGCGCCTGGGGAGATGTCCGGGTTTGCGTCGTTGTCGTTCACGCCGCAAGGGGTGTTGCTGGCAGACGGCACACTCGCGGGCGAGAGCGTCCTGGCATTACTCGCAGCGGCGGGAATCACCGGCAGTGCGCAGCTCTCCGGCTTGTCTTCGCTGGCATTCGACAATCTCGGCACCTTGGTGGATTCAGGCGCGCCAACGATACACGTTTTCATCACCGCGGGCGATGCGGCGCGATACGGTGTCACGAGTAGCGATGCAGCGGTAACTTCGGGGGTTGGCGCGGAGAGCGCGAGGACAACCATCGATCGTAGCGATGCAGCGGTAACTTCGGGGGTTGGCGCGGAGAGCGCTAGGACAACCATCGATCTGTCGGACTCGTAAATAAATGACGATCAACGTCTACCAGAAAGGCGATGTGGCGCGCGTCACCGGCGCGTTCAAGGATAGCGCCGGCGCGGCGATCGATCCGACGACGGTCAAGTTCAAGTTCACGACACCGGCGGGAGTGACGACGATCTATGTCTTTGGCACGGACGGGCAACTGGTGAAGGACTCGACCGGCAATTATCACGTCGATCTGAACGCGAACGAAGCCGGCATCTGGTTCTACCGCTGGGAATCCTCTGGCACGGGGCAGGCGGCGCAAGAGGGGCAGTTCACGGTCGAGCCGAGCGGATTCTGATGGCACTCAAACTGATTACCCCGCCGAGCGTCGAGCCGATCACGCTGGCCGAGGCCAAGGCGCACATCAAGGCGCTTACCAGCGACGAGGACGCGCTGATCCAGATATGGATTACCGCCGCGCGCCGGCGGGCGGAGACATTCACGCGGCGGCGTTTTATCACTCAGATATGGGATTACTTCCGGGATTGCTTTCCATGCTGGGGCATGGAGGTCCCCAACGCGCCGCTGCAATCGGTCACATCGGTCAAGTATGTGGACAACGCAGGCGCCGAGCAGACGCTCGGCGCGTCGAAATATCAAGTGGACGCCAATACCGACCCCGGGCGGATCACCCCGGCATACGGAGAGGCGTGGCCGGTGACGCGCGATCAGATGAACGCCGTCACGATACGCTTCGTCTGCGGCTACGGGCTCGCGGCGGTGGTGCCGGAGGAGATCAAGAGCGCCATCCTGCTGATGATCGCGCACCTCGAGCAGCACCGCTCCGAGGTGTCCGCCGTCGAGATGTTCGAGATGCCGCGGGCCGCCGATCATCTCCTCGCGCCATACCGGGTGATAAGGTTCTAATGGATCTCGGCGAGCTCGACCGCAAGATCACGCTCGAGTTCAAGACCGCCGGGCAGAGCGGGTCGGGTGAGCCGACGGAGACCTGGGGCACGCCGACGCCGGTCTGGGCGCGGGTCCGCGCGCTCTCGGGACGGGAGTTCTACGGAGCGCTGGCGGCGCAGATCGTGGCGGAGGAGACGCTGCATTTCCTGATCCGCTGGCGCGCCGACGTGCGTGCGGGAACGGCGCGGATCCTCTACGATGGCCGCACCTACAACATCAGCCGGGTGGCGGAAGTGGAGCGGCGGGTGTTTCTGGACGTGCTCGCGGACACGGTGAAGGCCTGATGAGCTATCAATACTTGAGCGGCGTGGAGGAGGTGACGAAGAACCTCCTCGAATTCCCGGTGAAGGTCGAGGTGCAGGTCACGCGCGCGGGGGTGCGCCGGATGGCGGAGGTGATCGCCGCGGAGGTGCAGTTTCGCGTGCCGGTGCGCACCGCCGCGCTCGCGGCGACGATCCGGGTGGTCGCTCGCAGGCGGGGCAAAGAAGTCTCGGCTGGCGTCAGGGTCGGCGACCGCAAGAAGGGCGTGTTCTACGCGCACATGGTGCTGGGCGGCACGAAGCCGCACGTCATCAAGGCGCGGCCGCGGGGAGTGTTGCGGTTCGCGGGAGTCGTCTACAGGTCCGTACAGCATCCCGGATCGAGGCCGAATCCGTTCGTCGAGCGCGCGATCGCCGCCTCGGGCCACACCGCGATCGAGGCCGGGTTCGCGGTGGTGACGGAGCGGATCAAACGGATCATCGCGCGCGACCGGGCGAGCACAAGCGGGCCGAGGACGGCCCGCGGGCCGGAGGGATAGATGGCGGGCGAATTCCTCGCGGGCGATGTCATCAAAACGCGGCTCGGAGCGGTGGCCGGCGTGACGGCCATAGTGGGGGCGCCGCCCTCCGACCGGATACACAAGTTCTGGGTCCCGCAGGGCTCGGAATTGCCGGCGATCGCCTACAAGCAGCTCGCGGCGCGGCGGCTGCAGGGCACCTACAACGATCCGGGATTCGCGATCGCGACGGTGCAGGTCATCAGTCTCGCCAAGACGATGGACGGGGCGCACGAGCTGGACCGCCAGGTGCG